GTGTACGCCACCGCGTCCGAGATCGTGCTGTACGAGGCCACAGCGGCTTCAAACGCATGGTTTGAGACGCGGGTTGGCGCATAGCCCGCAGCGCGCTGCAAAATGCCTTGTCCGCGGTCGTCGGTGGACAGCCAAAACACCGTGTTGTCCATCTTGGCGACACTGTTCGCCGCCGCGCAGCCGCACTCAATAAACGCGCCCTGAATGCGCTGGAGCGGAAAGTCCGAGCCGCCGCTGTCGTACCAGATCTCGGTGGTGGATTCGCCAAACAGCCAGACCTCGCGGTGGTTGACGATTACCGAGACCAATGCGTCCGGTGCGCCTTCAGCCGAAGCAAAATCAAGCCCGTCAATGTCGGTGCCGTAAAGCTGCGTGATCTGAAACTTGCCGGTGCCCGGTGCCGTCCAGACAAAATAGCCGTCAATGTAGTCGACGCGCGTGCCGCCAACAAAGTCAGTGTCCGTGATGCCCGTCACCGTGCCGAGCGCCGGGTTGATAAAATAGCCGTCCGTGCTGCCTGTCACCAGCATCACAATAGACCCGTTCGAGGCCATGCTGACCGGCGTGGTGGCGTAGGCGATGCTGCCGAGCAGCGTTGCGGTCTTGTCGCTGGTGACTTTCCAGACGCTTGATCCGGCAATGATGATCGAGTGCGCGGCGCTGAACCGGATCATGCCGCGAATGCAGCCGCCTGTTAGCGTGGTCCACAGCGACAGCCCCGGCGTGCCAATCAATGAGACCGGCGAACGTGATGATCCGCTCTCGCCCATCTCAGGGTAAAGGTTGAGCGTGCGCTGCGCGTCAAACGAGGGCGAGCGCCCGTTGAACGAACCGCCGAGGAACGGAAAGTCCGCCATTAATACCCACGCGCCGGCACGACCCTGCCGCCGCCCACTAGCAGGCTGTCATAGCCCGACACCGGCAAGCTGCGGTTGGCGCGCTTGATGACCGCTTTGGTTGCCTTGGCGTAAGCAGACACATCCGGCCCGCCGTATTCCGCCTGGAGTTCAACCGCGACCGAGTATTGCAGCGCCCGCACATAGCCTGGCGCCAGCGTCATGACGTCCGAGCCCGACGACACAGCGCCCAGCTTCTGATTGTAATTTGCCGTAAACGTGGTCGCATAGAGCGGGGTTGGCCACAGGATCACCCGTGCCAGCGGCGCATCGTTGACGAACACAAACCGTTCTGTGATCTGCTGCTGGGTTGTCTTGATGGGCTGACCCATCCATTCCTGAAGCGTCCATTCCGACACCGGAAAGTCCACGCCATTGACGCTGCAATAGGCTGCTTGAATGGCAACGGGGCGAATGCCGTCCCAATCGCCGCCCGGTCCCATCGTGTACGTGTTCTTGCCCGCGACCGTTGTATAGGTCGTCGGCAAAGATCCGTAGATCGACAGGTTCTCAATGTTCCATGTCTCCAGAACATCGTTCAGCGCCTGAATGCCGTCCTGAAGTTCAGCAGCCGTAGGCGTCTCGCCGACCGCCAGCGCATTGATCTTGCGCATGGCGGTCGTGACGATGTTCAGGACGGTGGTCGGGGTTGGCATTAGCTGTCTTTGCGCGGACGGCCACGCGGCCTAGGCGCGGGACTTGCGGCATCGTCAGATTCGGGCTCAACCGGGAACGCAGCGTATCCATCACCCAGCGCGGCTTCTTCCTCTGCGTTGTCAACCAGAGTGCCGTCCATGCCGATGTACAGCCACTTGGGAAATTCTTGAAACGTCACGACATAGCCTCCTGACAGATGATTGACGCGCCGACGTTGGCGTTGCCGGTCGTTGTGATGGCAACGGCCAGCATTCAAAGGTATGGGGCGACCCGAAAGCCGCCCCAATCCGGTTAGACGTACAGCCAGCCAATCGGGCCGGCGCCCGCCGTGAACGTGGTCGGAGGCGTAAACGATGCCGGTACGGTGCCGAACGTGCCGGTTGCCGAAGAACACATCTGGTTGCCGCCGTTGGCTGCTGCCCACGTGCGGATTGTGTCCGTGGTGCCGTTCGACTGATAGGCGATGAAATACCGCCCCGGCGTCAGGGTCACAGTGTTCAGGAATGCACGGTTCTGGAAAGCGTTGGCACCCGACGTTGCCGCGCCCGCCACTGCCGAGTTGGTGATAAGCGCACCCGTGCTGTCGTAAAGTGCTACCAGCCCGTTGTCTGTGCCACCCGCCGTTGCGCCGTTCAGGATGCCGATGCCCGTCCAAGTGGAAAGGTGCGAAACCTGAATTTCGCAGCGGTACAAAGTGCCCGCCACAGTCACGGCAGAACCACCAAGCGAAGCAAATGCCTGGATTGTGCCGTTGGGCAGAATGCGCGGACCCTGCGAAGTGGTCGGTACGTTGATGCCAGCGCCCGAAGGCTGATACGAGACGTTGCCGCCAAGCGTGATTGCCTGCTGCGGCGTGTCGGTCTGAAGCACGCTGGTCTGGGTTGCATAGCCCGTAGCAGCAGTGGCAATGCCCTGCGCAATCAGCGCAGCTTCAGTGACAGTGTCAAAAATCTGGACGGTGCCCGAAGCATAGCCCTGATACGCACGAAGAAGAGAAACAGCCATTTCGAAAAATCCTTGAATGAGAAAAAACGAGGGCGGACCGAAGCCCGCCCATCGCCGCATCAGGTTGCGTAGAGGACTGCCAGTTCGGGGTAGGTCGCAGCCCAGCCAAACAGCACGTCGAGACGCATGATGTAGTTGTCGTTCACACCGTCGTAGAACTCGGTGACTTTCAGGTTCATGCCCTTGTAGGACTCCTGCGCCACGTCGATCACGCCGCGTCCCGAAGGCGGGGCGTACATGGGCACCATCGCCAGCGTGAACGCATCGCGGTGGAAGCCAACGTTGGCGTTGAACGAACCCGACGCGGTGCCGAAGATCGTGATCGTGGCCGAGTTGGCAGGCGACACAGTGACGTTCTGGAACGCACCGGTCGGGGTGAGCGCAGGGCTGATGCTGATCGAGGTTGCACCGCTGGCAGCATCTGCTGTCACCACGAACTGAGCCAGCGTGCCGGTCGATGCGCGCGACTGCGGGTTGACCGCATACACGTTGGCAAACGTGATCTTGGTGCCGCGTGTCACGTTGCCGTTTAGCGCGTTGACCGTGATGGTCGAACCCGTCTGACTTGCGCCGTTGACCGTGTTGGTGCCAACCACAGCCGTACCGTTGGTGTGGATCGAAACGTTCTGATCCATGCCAACGTCAAGGCCAAAGCTGTTCTGAAGGCGACCCGACGAGAACTGCTTGCCGACCTTGTCGGTGTTGTTGAACAGACCGGCCATGCCCTGAACCATGGAGCCGTTGAAGGCCGGGTTCATGATGAGCGAACGCCCGCCGTCCTTCACCGGAGCGCCCATTTCGTCGAGGCGCTGGTTGATGCCGGTCATTGCCGCAATGGCAAGAGCCTGCGTGGTCGGCAGCGTGCCGGGGGTGCCGATGGTGTTGTACGTCGCAACGCGCGCAACATCGAGGCCCTGGCGGTCAATTTCGTTTGCCACGGTTGCCATTGCAGCCTGAAGCTTCTGGCTCATCTGCTGGATGGACAGAGTGCGCTCAAAGCCGGTGAAGTTGAGATCCGTACCGCCCTGCGACAGGGTCAGCGGGACAGTCGTTTCAACGGTGGACTGCGGGACAGCCACACGGCCAGCACGGTACTGGTAGCGGGGCGGACGCTTGATGTTGATCGTGGCGCCAGGCGAATAGCCGCGCGACTGATTGGCGGTAAATTCCTGATCCCAATCGCGGTTGACGGTGCTGGCAAATGCAAGCTGGTTTTCAAGGATAGCAAGTGCTTCCTTGGCAATAATCGAACATGTGACGAGGGTATTCGACATGGTAAAAGGTCCATCTATGGGAAAGCCGACGTCTCACGACGTGGGCAATTTCGTTTTGACCTTAGAACGCGGCTCCTTGCTTGCGTCTCATTTCGATGTAATCGTCCATCGATACTTTCGCGAGGTCCGACTGCCGAGCTGGTGCCGAGCGGATCGGGTTTACAGGGGCCGGTGCCTTGGTCGTCGGCTTGGCAACGGGTGTCGTCAAAGCTACCTCAAGACGGCCCAGCTCGATCGCTGCTTTCACGGGGCTGAGTTTGTTCAGCCGATCGGCAAGCTCTGGATGGGTCGCCATGTGATAAGCCAACTGGGGCCCGAGATCGCTGTCGAACAAGGCGTCGGCAACATGCGGTGCGATGTTGATGTCCGACGAACCGACCACGTCTGCATAGTCGGGGATGGTTGACCGCGCTTCTTCCAGTTTTGCCGCCCAGTTGGCCTCGCGAACCATTTCCGTGGTC